TGGGGGAGAAGACAGTATTCTAAGAATGGTCTGAAGAAATTTATGTACTCAATGAAACGTCTCACGACGAAGCATCGGGTATATCATCTTTTATTACACTATCTACGGACAATTCCTCATCTTGAAAAAGAAAAGGATTATGTGAAAATGATCAAAGTTACTCTTAGTGCTAAGTTTTCAGAACAGATGGATCAAGACCTCCCTTGCGGAGAGACTTTTCCTCTTTTTCCTGAATACACTCAGTCAAAGCTGGATTCTCTCTTGTCTCATGATAAGAAAAAGAGAGTTCAATTCTATTTCAATTTACTCCAAGCAAAGGCACTATGTGCCCCTGTTGGAAGAGATATGATAGATGAAGCTTATGAGAAACATCGATCTTCACTTTGTCAGCCTGTAGAGGACCTTCTGGTCGTACCAGAGGATCATCTTAAGGGACTCCGTGAATACGGTAGAAAAGTTGGACAAAGGGTCGCAGAACTCTACGACCCGTCCAAGACAGTTCTTCCAAATGGAAGGGCATGCGTTGAACGAGGCCGCCACCTAGGTGGTAACCTTGAACAACTTTGCGATTCCAAGAATTGTCAACTTTTCAATAATCATCCTATTAGAAATATGAATGGAGGTGTTCGACTAGAACCCTATGTGGTAGGCCTTTTTGGTCCACCAGGGTCTGGAAAAACTACCCTCGTTCAATCTCTTGTTCGGAACTTGGGACATAAATTGTTCCCAAATATGGAACGTGAGCAACTTTGTTACTCTCGATCTTGTTCCACTGAACACTGGGATGGTTATACTGGTCAACCCATTGTCATATTAGATGACTTTGGGCAGAATCACGGAAACCGAACCGATATTGTCGAGTTTGAGAACATTGTTTCAGTTAATGACTATGTTTTACCTATGGCAGAATTGAGTGAGAAAGGGCAGAAATTTATTTCACCCATTATAATTCTTACATCAAACTGTCAATATGGTTCAGATCTCAGAGTCAACCAAGCTACTCATGTTGAGGAGCCTTGGGCTGTCTGGAGAAGGATCACACTACCCCTCACTCTCACTCCTGAGAGAAAGGGACCGTGTGAAGTCATTTTGAAACCGGATTCGAATCAACTTGACGTTTGGAGAAAGAAACATACAAGCGGTCAGCCTAGACTGACTGCTATGCGTCCATTCTCCGATTGTCATCTTAACCCGAATTCCGATAAGGTTCTCTTAAAACCAGTGGAAGGTACCATCTACAATTTGGTAGACCGCA